TTCGTCTGTTGACGCTGAAGTCGAACGGGCTGATCAGCTGCTGGCGCTAGGCGCGACCTTCATGATCGGTCGGACAGCCTGGATTGTTATCGACCGCCCCACTGAAACATACGACCCCCAAGTTCCGGCACATCGAGAGCGAGGCTTTACGGCAACATTGCGCTGCATCGAGGCTTGGAGCAACCAGCAGCGAAAGATTGGCATTGTCGCTGAAGCTGCAATCACGGAAGAGGGCTGGCTTCCCAATGCCGACATTGACGAAGCGTTTTACCCGCTGCTTCGCTTTGAAATGGGCAGCTTCCAAAATAATCGCCGTTGCGATGTAACTGAAATCGGCATCAAGTCCCAGGTTTGGACCCGGTTTAACGGCATCACGAACTTCAACACTATTCCCACGCCAGCGGAGATGGCGCAGGAAAACAGGCGCAATGTTGAACTGCGTGGCGGCAAGATGACCCAGTACGCCAAACGGTTGTCGGTGTTCGCGCTGGATGCCAGACCGGCAAACAACGAAACAGTCCGCGATTACAACCGCAACGAAGGCTGGGTCAGCATCGGCGGGTATCTACTTGGGGTAACGGGAGATTCCCCGGTAGATATTTACTCTTTTATCCGAATTACCCACCCAAAACGTTCACAGCTGGAGTTCCGACTGCGCCCGTTCAACGCTGCAATTTTTGCTCAACAAAGCAAAGGAGAGGACAGCATATTTCTGTTGGACGGCGGGCGTCCTGGCTATCAGGAGTGGACTTCGGACACCTATATGGGCACGTTCCGAATCGGCGGTCGCGGCAGGTTTGTCAAACCTCGTGATTACTTCAAGCACAGCCAGATGGCTGTCAGGCCGGAAACGGAAAGCGGTGAAGACCAACTGGACAAGCTGCTATATGGCTACTACGAGCCAGACCCAACCAACCCTAGTGTTGTTCCCAAGCAAATCACCTGCGTATCCCCTGGTCCTGGGGTTTATTCCAACTATGCAAGCGGTTATCCGATTTCAAGCATAGACCTAAGCAACATAATGTCGTCCTTCTTTGGCGAAGACCCACTGGTAAACGATCTGCCCGTTGGAACACGCCGCACACAATCTGGCTGGAGCTACACGAGAGATTCCCAGCGAACGATGGATTTAACTTTGACTGTTGAGGTTTACGAAGATGAAAGCGTATTCGGAAGACCTCGTTTGTGGAAAATTGTTGAAACAAGCGTCAACAGCTTCACCGGAACCTGGAACTCCGGGGACACATTTGTTAAACATGCTCGCGTTCAGAACATAACGCGCAGAGGCGTAAGCGTTACCGGCGCTCAATTTGGTTTTAGCTATACGGTTGTACTGCCGGAAAATTATGTTGAATATGACGAGCCAATTCCTGCGACTCGGCTCTTCCAAAAGTACAGCGGCATTGCTGAGGTTTCACATTACGGAGAACTAATCACACACAGCTGTGATGGCTCCCCAGAGCACGAGGTCGTTTACGTCAACGAATGCCTGTCCGAAGAAATCACCCCCGAGTATCAACGGTGTGCTGTTGCTGGCCTAAAACTACGGTCCAGTGACAACTTCCAGCAGCTCGATCAATTGCGCTGCTACATGTCAAATGGCATCCAAGTGGAGCGCTTGATTGACGGTGACACGGCGTCTAGCAATCTGCTGACCGACCTGCTCTGGTATTTGGCCACCGACAAAGACACTGGTGCAGGATCACTTATCAACCGCGATCTGCTGGACCGCGCCCAGCTGGTTGAAACCGGGCGTTACTTACGCGCAAACAACTTCTTGTTTGATGCTGCCATTGCAGAACCCCTGAATATCCGTAGCTGGCTGGGGCAGATTGCTCCCACCGTTCTTTGCTATCCCACACTCAAGAATGGCAAGCTTGCGATTGAGCCAGCCCTTCCATACGACAGCAACTATAAGGTTGCGCCAAACCAAGCAATTACCATCAAAGGCATGTTTACCGGCGGCAACATCCTTGAAGATTCCCTGAGTATCGAATGGATCGAGCTTGAGGAAAGAAAGTTATTCCAAGCTGCGATTGTCTACAACTGGTCAGGTCTAAACAAATTCCCTGAGCAGCAAACCATTGTTGTTCGCTACAAGGACACCGCAGCCGATCAGTTGCCACTGGAGCAGTTCGAGTTCAGTCATATCACCAGCGATTACCACGCAATCACACTGGCGCGTTATTACTTGGCACTGCGTAAGCACGTCACCCACACAATTACGTTCCGCACATTGCCGTGGGGTTTGAGCCTGGCGCCTGGTGACTACATCCGTGTTGCCACCGAAATCAGCCCGTACAGCCCAACCAACAACGGAATTGTGCGGGAAGACGGCAGCGTTGTTTCAGTCAATCCTCTAGCCGATGGCACTTACAACGTCTACTACTGGGACCGCAGCCAAACCGTTGTGGAAACCGGTTCTCTGGAAATCATCAACGGCGTGGCGCAAAGTCTGCGTAACACGGTCTTTTCAGTAATCGGCGCCAACGTCACCAATCAGGTTTACCAAGTCGAAGCACTCGACCTTGACGGTGAAGGCATTGTGACGGTGAAGGCAAGCAATCACCCAGTAAACTCAAGTGGAGCCAGCCTGATTGCCCGTGACACGCTGGATGTTGACAGCCAGTTTGAGGTCCTAGGAGGTCCGGCGGAGTAATGGCCTACCCCACACTCGCACCGTCCAGCCGTACGTTTGACGCTGGCGATTATCCCTACAAAACTTTTAAGTCACAGAACGGCTCCGAGACCCGGATTCTGTACGGCGACAAGCGCACCGGCATGACGCTGGATCTCGGCTACGACAACATTGCCGACACTTACGCTGACGACTTCATCACCCATTACGACGAAACCAAAGGCGGCTTTTCAGTCTTCACTCTCCCCGAAGAGCTCCGCACTGGCTGGAGCGGCAACACTGCTGCAATCGACGCCGCTACCGGCAACAAATGGCGCTATGACAGCCCGCCGCAGATTACTTCTGTGCGACCTGGAATCAGTAAAGTTAAAGTGAAATTGGTAGGTGTCCTCTAATGGCTAAGGTTTACACCGGCAAGGACGGACGCCTGCTGATCGACGGCACGGAGCAGATCAAGGTCAGCAACTGGACTTTGACTGGTTCGCTTGAAGTCCTCGAAACCACCACGCTTGGCGACAGCCAGCGCAGCTACACCCCTGGTGTGCAGGAATTTAACGGCAGCGCCAGTCTTCTGTATTACAACGACGGCACCGACCGTAACGACGCCGCGACCGCACTGAAGAAGGTTTTGAAAGTTGCTGGGGTGACGGACAGCGACACCGTGACCATGACCCTGCGGCTGGTGGAAGGCAACACCAACCATGATGTCCAGCTAACTGCGTATATCACTAGCGTCAGCTTTGGTGCCAGCGTCGGTGAAGTTAGCCGCGCCGACATCTCGTTCCAAGGCACTGGAGCACTGACCACGGTGACGATCTGATGGGCATCTACCTTGGTCAAATCGGTCAGATTGAACTGACCCGCAAATCAGGCGAAGGATCTAAACAATCCATCGTTAATCCCAGCGACGTAAACGCCGGTCGCAACCGCTTTAGTTTTGACTTTGACGAAGGCACCTTGATCACAGGTGACCTGCTGGAAATCTCAACAACTGATGGCACCGACCTTGATTTTGTTGATGCTTCTGGCTGGGCGGACAGCACCGTGCATCCCAGCGGCAACTGGTACGTTTTTATTGACGAGCTAGGCGGGGTCAAGCTTTACGACACTTTTGCCAACAGCCTTGATGGTGGGGCGACAGGTGTTATCACGTTGGCCGCAATCGCCCGTGACATCCCGATTTCCGTCATTGTTCGAGATCGTGACAGCCGCATTGTTGGTGAAGTCACTGACTACGAACTGAACACCAACCGCGAAGTTGTTGATATTTCAGCTCTTGGCGATGAATACCGTCAGCAGTACAGCAGCCTGATCAGCGGCAGCGGACGACTTACCGCCCACTGGGACTACACCAACAACAAAGGCCAAGAATCAGTCAACTATTTAATGCAGCTGGTGCTGCGTACTGAAATCGGCTCTTTGTTCCACGGCAAGTTTTACATCAAAGCGCAAGACACAACAGCACAGACCGGAAGTTTTGAAGCCAGCCAGATCAATGATTCACTCTGGTGGGAGTTCGACGCCTTGGTAACTGCTGCAGCCGTCAGCTTTACACCAGACAACATCATTGTTGGCACGATTGATTTTGCCGCCACTGGTCCAATCAAATTGCGTGCCAGCATTCGCGTTGGTCGTTATCTGCTACAGGAAGACACGGGCAAGCTTGAGCTGGAACAAGCCGCAGACTCGTACCTGCTTTTGGAAGAACCGGACTAAAGCCCTAGACTCTGATTATCTGTAAAAGTCGCTAGGGCACCGGGGCATGGCCGACCTAAGGATCAGCGAATTAGCCGCGTTAGCCGGTGGCGATCTAGCGGCTGGTGATCTCCTGGCCGTTGTCGATAACAGCGCAAGCGAGACCAAAAAGATCACCGTTACCGATTTAGTTGGTAACGCCACCACGCTGATTGCCGACGCAACAATTCCCGGCGCCAAGATTCTGTTTGGTAGTCAGCAAGTTGCTGGCACGGCACTGGTCAACGGCGCTGTTGGTACGACCCAATTAGCCGACGACGGCGTTACTGCCGCCAAACTGGGCGACGAATCCACCGTTGATCTGGTAACGACGCTGCCCGGAAGCGGCGCCTTCATTGGTCAGCTGGCACTCGACACCGACGACAGCAAGGTTTACTGCTGGAATGGCTCAAGCTGGGTCAGCATCAAAGCAGCGGGTTCCGTCAACAGCGTTGTTGGCAGCACCGCAGGCATCGTCAATATCAGCATCGCCACTTCCGGTGATGAAGTAACGATCACCACGTCGCTCGACGACACCACTGCTGGCGGTCAATTCTTGGCTGGTCCCAGTGGAAGTGCTGGTGCCGTTAGCTATCGCACTATTGCTGCAGCGGATCTGCCGCTAGCCACCACAACCGACAAGGGCGCTGTTGTCGTGAATGGCAACGGCCTCACGATGAGTGGCAACGAGATTCAGATTGACAACACCGTCACTGCCAACGCCAGTGAATACCACGTCACCCAGTACGACGCGAACGGTTTAGTCACTGCTGGGCGTCTGATCACTGCAGCCGATCTGCCCGCCGCCGCTGCTGGTACGGCTGGTGCTGTTTACCCCGGCAGTGGTCTTGAAGTTGCCGCAGGCGGTCAGCTCAACCACAGTAATTCCGCAACTCCCGGCACCTACCCCAAGGTCACGATTGACGCCCAAGGGCACGTTACTGGTGGCACCACGCTGAGCGATTCGGACATTCCCGACATCAGCGCCGCAAAACTGACCAGTGGGTCCCTGTCGCTGGATCGGCTCGCCAACAACTCAATCACTGGCGCAAAGCTGTCCAACTCTTCCACCGTCAAGTTCGGTGGCTCTGGTTCGACTGCCGGCGTTGTCACCTTCCCGACCGCTGATTTCAAAGGTCAGTATTTCTGGGACGAGCTGAACGGCGACCTTTACATCTGGTCCGGGTCTGCATGGCTGCCCGTCACGATCACCAGTGGTGAGCTGATTTTTGCTGGAACGTATGACGCCAGTGTCAATCAGGTTGATTCGGTCACCTCTGCCGGTTCTGCACTGGGTCTGACGGTCGGCGGCTCACTGCCTGCTGCCTCTGACACCAACAACCGGTACTACTTGGTCGTTAGCACCTCGGGCACCGGCTCTGGTAACGCCCCGGCTGAAGCTCTGGCACCGCCGGACATGATCCTGAGCAATGGCACGAGCTGGGAACTGATCGACGTTTCCGGTGCTATTGCAGGTCAGACCGCAACCAACATCAGCTTCACGCCTTACGGCGACATTGCATCAACCAACGTTCAAGCCGCAATCCAAGAGCTTGACGATGAAAAGCTTGGTACTGCTCTGACTGACGGCTATGTGTACGTCGGTAATTCAAGCAATGAAGCGACAGGCGTTCAGTTCACTGGCGACGTAACCATCAGCAACACGGGCGTCACAAGCATTACCGCTGGCTCGATCGTCAACGCCGACATCAGTGCATCAGCTGCGATTGATTACAGCAAGCTGGCCGCGTTGACTGCCGGTTATTTGGTGGTTGGCGATGGCTCGAACATCCCGACTGCAAGGCAGATTACGGGCGACGTAACGATCAGCAGCAGCGGCGTCACCAGCATTGGCACTGGCGTCATTGTCAACGCCGACATCAATGCAGCTGCTGCAATCAGTGGCAGCAAGATTCAAACCGGTTCCACGAGCGTTACCGGCGTCCTGCAGCTGACTGATTCGACCAGCAGCACGAGCATCACAACGGCTGCAACGCCTAATTCAGTCAAGACGGCTTACGACCTAGCGGCTGCAGCGCTGCCTAAGTCGGGCGGCACGATGACTGGCGCAATCACCTTTGCTGCTGGTCAAACCATTAGCGGCTACGGCTTGCTGGATGGAGCGCAGACCTGGACGAAAGGCCAACGTGGCGAGATCACAGCACTGACAAGTGCAGCAACTATCACGCCCGACTTTTCTGATTCCAATAATTTCAGCGTGACGCTGGCGCATACGGCGACTTTGGCAAATCCGACTAATCTCGTGGCAGGTCAATCGGGCTGTATCTGGGTGACACAGGATGGCAGCGGTTCCCGTTTGTTGTCGTATGACACCTACTGGGACTTTACTGGCGGTACGGCACCGGTCCTAAGCACTGCTGCTGGAGCAGTTGACTGCATCGTGTATGCGGTTCAGTCCAGCACCAAGATCACTGCAACCCTGATTTCCAACCTGAGCTGACATGTCAATTCCCGGAAGCGCCCTGCCTCTGTTGTTGGCAAGTCCTGCTGCAGCTGGTGGCTACGAGATCGAACGTTCGCTGCGGTTCAACTCAGCCGATAGCGCCTACCTCAACCGCACCCCGTCAACTGCTGGTAATCGCAAGACGTGGACTTGGAGCGGGTGGCTTAAACGTACAAAACTAGCGACCCAGTATTTTTTCTTTGGCGGCACATCATCTACTGAAGCCGCTTATTTAGGATTTGCATCTGAAAAGCTAATTGTTGGTTCGCGGGTTGGTGGTGGATTCGATACGGATCTTGTGCCAACAATGGTATTCAGGGATTTTTCAGCCTGGTATCATCTTGTTGTCGCCTATGACACAACCGAAAGCACAGCATCTAATCGCGTAAAGATTTACGTTAATGGCGTTCAGGTAACTACTTTTGATGCGGCTACATACCCTGGATTAAATACAGAGACATACATTAATGCTACTAACCTTCATTATCTATCTAGGCATCCTAACGGACTCTATTTTGACGGCTACCTAGCCGACATCCACTTCATCGACGGTCAAGCACTAGCCCCCACCGACTTCGGTGAGGTTGACGCCACCACTGGCGTGTGGAACCCGATTGAAGTCACTGGTCTGACCTACGGCACCAACGGCTTCCACCTTGATTTTGCGAATAACAGCAGCGCAGCCGCACTGGGTTATGACGCCGCTGGCAGCAACGATTGGACGGTTAATAACATCAGCGTCACTGCTGGTTCTGGCAACGACTCCCTCCGCGACTCGCCCACGAACGGCAACACGGCGAATGACACAGGGCTCGGGGGAGAAGTGCCGGGGAACTACTGCACTTGGAACCCACTATCTCAGATGCTCAGTCCTGCAGTCTTATCAAACGGTAACCTTCGTTTCGAAGCGACATCTAACGGAGGAACTACTGGAACATTCGGTATGCAAGGTGGTAAGTGGTACTGGGAATTAGACCTTACAAATGTGGCAGGGTCTCAGGTTTATACCGGCATTACAAATATCACAAGCACAACAGTAGATCGTGTAGCAAATAGTTGTTGTGTTCGAATTCCGTCAGGGGCTCTGTATAACGTAAATGGGGCGACTACCGAGGGATCCGGCACCGCAACACAAGTTACTGGTGATGTTTTAAGTTTTGCTTATGACGCCGATAATGCTAAGTTCTTTATCGCGCTAAATGGAACATGGGATAACTCAGGTGATCCGGCGGCAGGCACAGGTGCATCGTTTACAAATGTGCAGGGTGATACTCTCTACCCGCTTCTTAGCGATAATTCCAGCACAGGTGTCATCTTAGACGTTAACTTCGGTCAACGCCCCTTCGCCTACAGCGCCCCCAGCGGCTTCAAGCCGCTTGCAACACCGTTCCTGGACGACCCGCTAATTGCAGACGGCAGCACCGTTATGGATGCGGTGTTGTACGACGGCAACGGCTCAACCCAGACTATTAGTGGGTTGAATTTCTCGCCTGATTTGGTGTGGCTTAAATCCAGGTCCGATGGTGATGACCACTCCCTCCAAGATACAGTTAGAGGAGCTGGTAACAACCGCCTTCGTACTAACCAGACTAACTCTGAGAATACCCAAAGCGGTCAGATCTCTTCATTTAACAGCGATGGCTGGACAATGGGAAACAGGACCAACGAGAGTGGCAGAACCTACGTCGGCTGGGCATGGGACGCGGGATCATCGACGGTTACCAACACAGATGGCAGCATCTCATCCAGCGTGAGGGCGAATCCGACTGCGGGGTTCTCGATTGTTAGCTATACGGGGACAGGCGCCAATGCCACTGTTGGTCACGGGTTAAATGCTGCGCCAGAATTTGCGATTTTTAAAGTAAGAAGCACAGATAACAACTGGGGTGTTTATCACAAATCACTTGGAGCCACAGATCAAATTAAACTCAATCAAACAGCCTCTACCTCTTCTAGCGCAAGTTTTTTCCAAAATACCGAACCCACGTCAAGTGTTATTTACTTGGGAGCTGATTCCACAGCAAATTACGGTAGCGAAACAATGATTGCCTACTGCTTCGCCCCAGTCGAGGGCTACAGCGCCTTCGGCAGCTACACCGGCACACAACCATTTATTTATACAGGTTTCAGGCCCAGATGGATCATGGTGCGTAGATACGATGTTGCCGCAAGTGAGTGGGTCATCTTTGATTCGGCTCGATCTGGGTACAATGGAGACAATGATACTCTGTGTGCAAACCGAAGTAGTAGTGAAAACGCTTTTGTCGGCTCTAATGAACT